CCCGCACCGGGGTCCGCTGACTATTAGTCCATCAGGTGAGGCTGCCAAACGCGGCAGAAACGGGTGCCGAATGCGTCCCAAACCGTCAAAGACCGCCCCTTCCGCAAAACATCGCTCGTAAACGTCGCGAACCACCGGCTCATAACGCCAGCCCCATTTGAACGGCGATAGCTTTCCTTCACTGTCGTAAGTAAACACGATTTGCGACGACGACGCCGATGCCATTTCATGCTCATTCACCACCACCGGTGTTCCGCACTTCTTTGCGATAACAAGTCCACGCCCCGCCGGTGTCCCGTACACCACAGACCCAAACTCATGACCTGTTAGAAGTTCAAGACTCTCATTGTGCCACGCTGCAGATTTCTGCGCCGACTGTGGCAGCTCTTTGAGTCGCTTTACATTTTCAGGTTTCGCGACCAAATTTTTTAACGCAAGATCGCGTTGAAAGAGGAAATACTCGTAGTATAATGCGCGTAAAATAAGAATCGCGTCATTTTTCGCACGAATTGATTTAAACGCCACGGAAATAAACAATTTATTGACAGTATCCATTTCTTCTTCCATCCAAGCGGAAAGGTCGTACTCGTCAATAAGTGTCGGTGCTACAACCGATATCCAGTCCTCAAACCATTCAATACATGCCGAGTAAGGCATCTCTATATTGGTAAACATTTTGTATTATTCGCTTCCTTTTTTCTTGGTTTGGCGAGGCACCTCAATTTTAAAAGAGGCGAGATGCGTTGGATCTCCATCGCGAACAATTTTTAAACCACGGATGCTCAATATCTTTCCGTTTTCATATACAATTTGTTGTTTCGTATTGAGCAATTTAGAATCGTTTGCCTTCGCTAATGCTTTATTTAACAGTTCCTTCTCATCCACCGACAATCCAGGATATGTTTCGGCAAATGTGCGTAGTTTTTGTAGACGCAGTCCACGCTCTAGTCGCAGCCACGGTTTCGTTGTGGATGCCGCTGCCGATTCTGCCTCAAAGAAGTTTGTAAGACGAGACATAAATGAGGCTGGCTTATCGGCAGTTTCACCGCCGACCATTGCCCCAGAGATATCGGTAATAACCGGCGCAGCAGCACCTGAAATATCCGATTCTGCTGCACCGCCGGCAATAGGAGAAACAGGAAGCACAGGTGTGGGAGAAGTCGCCCGCTTACTATTACGTCGTGTCTTTACACGGAACATCTTATTATTAATATTACGCGCCAAAGGTTTAGACTGTCCGTTCTAATTTGCATATAAGAAAAACCCCAAAGATAGAATGGACGCTAATGATTCTATTGATGCGAGGTGGGACGCTTACGAACGGTCAAAGCGCTTCGGCTATCCTGGACTCCATGATCCCACGGCAGCGCCACAAACCTGTCCTATTCTTCGTGTTCGCAAGGAGTACAATGCGCGCGATGCCATTAATAGCCGCGCATGGGACTTTTTTCATGCGACACCGCCGACACAAGTCTCCTCTTCAAATCTACAGCGCAACCCTCCGGCATACATGGATATGAATCCTATTCCGTCACGTACTAACGCAGTTAAGTATAGAAATCAGCCAGAGTATATACCGGATCCAATACGAGGACCGGCAACAGCGGAGTCACTGGGTGTACCCCCGCCGGCAGGTTCTATTACGCATCCCGCCAAAGAAATGTCACAAAATCCCTATATGCAGCGACTGGATGCACAGGGGGACGGGTCGCGAAATATTATACGCGAACTCAATGCCGCGGTATACGAGGACAACCGTGAATTGAGTGTGGATACGGATCGGTCCCTGACTCAGCGGCAGTTTATGGACCGTTGGCTACCGCCCAAGGCGGCAACGGATATTAATTCACTACAAGCGTATGAACTACTAAGACCGAAGCAGGATGACTGGCGCACGGCGAACAAGAAGTAATTCATCGTCCATTGTAAGAATGCCAGAGACGCGTAAATCGCCGAAATCGCCAGGAAAGGCACTAGCGGAAGCACTTGCGAAGGATCCTATTTATCAGGCAATGTTAAAAGGAAATATTGCATGGGGAAATTTAGCGTTGGAGAACAATAAAACCCGAAAAGCCGGCAAATCCCGCACTCCTTCACCGAAAAATAATACAAAGCGGAATACTGCGGATGTTAAGGAGATATTAGAAGGATTCAAGGTACCGGATCTCAAACTACGCAAGGGTATTTGGGAGAATTTCCCTGTTGCCTTGGTTGCGATTGATGATGGCAACGATGTTGATCGTTATGGTATCGCATGGCATAATAAGAATTTGAAGGAATGGAAAAACACAAAAGCAAAGAGCGCAAAAGAGAAGGACAATTATCAGCATTGGTGCGAAGTGCGTCTTCTTCATTCAGTCAGGCAGTATCCTAGACAGTATAAGATATTGCCAGCCCGTAATCCAAGCCAGTTATTTGTTATTGAGATGGTGTTCAAGAAATAGATCTAAGCAAATAGTATTTTTGGTGGTATTACCACCATACATGCCATACGAAAGCAAATAATAAATATGAATATATTCGTTAACAACAGTTCAAATGCTTCTCTTGATATATCCATATTGTACCCTGAAACAACGGTCAACATCACTTCCGACATACTAGGAATGCCATCTATCTTTTCAATCTCTGTAAAGATACATCGGTTATATGTCCTTTGTGATACATGGACGATTACAAGCAGCATTAAAATAAATAGGCATTCCCACAATGATGTAGAAAATAGGGAACCAAAGATGATAAGCGAGCAGAGCAGAAAATGATAAATGCGTATTCCCAGCGCGGTAAGAATACCCAACGCACCCATCTTATTTTATGAATATATATTTCAACTAAATGACACAACGATCTCGCATTCGTGGATGTTTACCTTCTTCATGGCAGATGTAGTAAGCTCGCAACGCTTCTTTCGGGATGTCTTGACACCATCCGTAGTAGTAGTGGCAACCGGCGCTGTAGCAACCGAGATATCGGAACCCGCAGCCGACCCCGTTGAACTTACGCTATTTGTTAGAGACTCAGAACCCCCAGCGGATACGGTGCTATTGGATCGCGAATAATGCTCCTTTAGCGTATTATTCATATCCTTCTCAATCGTCTCACGATTCTTAAGCACATAATCATAAATCTCCTTCTCGATAAACCAGCGGAAAAAGTTCAGTTGTCCTACAGTGGTAACAAATGGCTCCTGTCCGCGCGCCTCAAACTGAATACGCTCACGACGGCAAAACGGATCAAATAGACGCTTAGAATATGCGTTGAGTTCACGCTTATAGTTAAAATATACAAGAAAATGGCGGTTCTCTTTTGTGAACGAAGTGTTCATCTTCTTCGCATAGTTGGTTACGAAGTAGTCTACAAGCCGAAGGCTGATTTCCGATTTTCCCTGTAGAATTGATAGTAGTTTTTCTAGGTTGCCCGGAATAGTGTAAAATTCCTGTAGCCAAAGAACGACCTGATCCTGCTTACAGAGGACCCGCTTCTGGTTCTTAAAGGTGATGGCGCGGCGCTCCAAACCAGAGGATGCAACAGGCGTACTATCTTGTGCCGAAGTGGTGTCGGTCATAGTGTATTCTAGGCATAGAAAAAGGAGATTCATTTAGACCGAAGCAAAAATGTATTCGTCATCAAAGGCATATATCGTTTAGAATCCCTAAGTAGGGAGACAGATGTCTGTTACAATTTATTTGGCGAATAAGGGGTTCTCACTTCCTGTGGGACGCCTTGATTCCGCACGAAGGAAAGCATATTTTGCGAATCCGGCGGACCCAAAAAGTCAATTAGTGCCGGAAGAGATTGAAATTCTCACTGCATTAGGGATTAATTTAGGCGAACCAAAAGCCTTAGAAGCTTTAAAGCCATATTTGGCACAATTCTTTGATCAGTTGCCGCAATGTCAATCCGATTCAAGTGTTATCCTATCCAAAGAGTGTGAAGTGGTTCATCATGTATTATGGACGACACTGTTTAATGCACGAAATCGTAGTGATATAGCACATAAATTAAATTGGGAGAAAAAGAAGCCGTTGGCAGATTTATCAACTGCCATCAATGATTCAGTCCTGAACGATTTACAACCGAGACGAGAGGATGTAAATGATATAGATAGGCTATTTACATTATTATTGAAAGGCGCAGAAGTGCCAGCAGTAGCAGCAGTCGCAGTCCCGGCTGCTTCTCAAACATTTGATGTTAATAAATTATTTACACTTATTTTGCCGAATGCGGAACCTGGAGATGGCGAATCAACCGCGTCGGGTCCATCTACGATTTCATCCGTTTCTCAGCCCCCTGCCGATGGATTCATACGACCCCCAATCATAAAGAATGTACCTACAGGACCTACGCAAGCTCCTCAACCAAAGTCATCATGGTTCACACGACGAAAGAAGACGCCATTTACTCCGCAGGGAACGCAGGTAGCATTTAATGCTCCAGCAAGAGCACCGAATAGACCGTCATGGTTTACAAGGAAATTTGGTAAGAAACCATTGAGTTCTCAGCCGCGTGGTCAAATACCGCTAACAGGGGAGACCGATGAATTCCAACAAAAGAATCCTATGTTGGCACAACAAGCACCATCTGCCAATCATCCTGGAGAGAGTCCATTTACTCAGCGGGCGACTCAGGTAAATATGAATGGTCCAGAGCGACCTACGCCATCAGGTGAAGAACCGGCAAATCATCCTGGCGAGAGTCCGTTTACCAGACAGCCTGGACAAGTGCCATTTGCAAACGAAACGGAGGAATTCCAACAAGAGAATCCTATGTTGGCACGGCGTCCATCTATTAATCAGGAAGGCAAGAGCCCGTTTACAGCAGGACCTAGACAAGTACCGATAGGCGGACCTGAGCGTGGACCGCCACTCAATGTAATACCTACAGAGGATGATATTAAGAATCAGTGTGAAGGGAAACCGAGACCGACGGAGCGCGAGTTAAATATAGAAGAATTCAAACGATCCCTCTATTTCTTTTATTCCGTAAAGACCAAAACAGATGTTGATTTACATATACCGGCACTTGCCCCAGAAGTAGAATCAAAATTCATCGGTGACTGGCAAAAGGCAATTAAGGGAGATCGTAATAAACTTACGGCATCCTTGAAATTCCTAGGTGTTCCCGCCGATAAATTGATAGAACTAAACGACTTATATAAGATATTTATCAATGGCGGTGAGCGTCCCAGTCCAATTCTAGCGTTTAATTGTAATAAAATAGGTGAGACAGCAGCAGTATTTCTTGAACGATTATATCCAACAATTGAACGAACCCCCAGCCAACGCATGTATTTATTCCAACACGCCGATTGGCCAGCGGGAACTGGAAGTGATATTACCTTAGAAACACCTAAGACAGTGAATAATGTAGATATTTCGATTCGCGACAAATCACGAAACGATTATTTTGTAAGCGAAGGAATGCACCATTTAACAATTCTTACAACGCAAGATATAGATTATAGTGAAAATTTCGAGTTTGATTATAATATTCAAGGTAGACATATAACCGATTATCTTCTCATGCGTGACCTGTTTGCCAAAAATAAGAATTATGTATTGGATATCAGTCCGCAGTTGATACACTTATTTTACAAGGAGCGTAATCTTCCTCGTCCTACACCAGATGGACAGACAACAACAATTAATGATACATTCTTCAAAAATGCCTTTGGCGGCAATCATATACCACCACAGCTTTCAAACGATCCGCCGGTTCAGGAACAAGTTGATATGGCGTATTATGCAATATGTAATGCGATTACATATGGTGACGCCAAGCCGTACAAGTTTTATTCAAAACCTACATCAAGTAAGTTACATGATATTATAGAATGGTTGGAAAATGCAACACCTAAGCAATACCAAACGATAAAGAATTTAATGGGATGGGCTGTATCGGCAAAGCCGCCCATTGAACAAAAGGCGCTCTTGGATCTTTTCAAGTCGGTCGCAAAGAAGCCAGAGTCGTTTTTCAACAAGATGTTTACCAGGAAAAACAAGAAGAATAAGACGAATGCGGCGACACGGAAGAAT